GGCCAACCGACAAAACATCGTGAACGAATTTGGCGGCGACGACCAAGTGAACGCGATGCAAAATTGGGCGGCGGACAATTATGACGACGGCATGATTGAGCGACTGAACGGCATGCTGAACAGCGGCGACTACGCGCAAACGCGCATGGCCATGGCGACGATCAGCACAGACTACAACCGGGCTGTCGGTACGACCGAACCAAGTCGTCAGATCGGTGGCATTCGCAGCGGGCCTGAGGGTTTCCGTTCGACCGCCGAGATGCTCGAGGCAATCAACGACCCGCGCTACAAGAACGACGACGCATTCCGTAGCGACGTTGAGCGCAAGATCGCGAACATGGACGGCTAACATGGACATGCAGCTCAGCGAGCGCGGTCTCGCACTCATTGCGTTCTATGAAGCCAGCGTCAGTCTCCAGCTGCTGGACGGCTCGACGCCTTACCCCGGCGGCTACGATCGGGTGCCTAAGAAGTACCTGACTGTGTACCTCGATGAGCTCGCGACGCACCCCGTACCAACTGTCGGGCTTGGCACCACGACCTACGACGTCGAAGGCCTCGAGGTCGGCACTGAGTTCAGCCAGCGTGACGTGCTGGAGATGTTCAGGGCCACGATCGGCAAGTACGAGGAAGCGGTCACCGATCTCGTGCACGTTCCCCTCAACCAGAATGAGTTCGATGCGCTTGTGTCGTTCGCCTACAACGTGGGCACCGGCGCGTTGGCCAAGTCGACACTGCTCAAGCAGCTCAACGTCGGCAACCGAGCACTTGCTGCAGCCGAGTTCCAGCGCTGGACCAAGGCAAACGGTGTAGACCTGAGCGGCCTGATCAAACGACGCCAAGCTGAGATGGAGCTGTTCCTGCTCAAGCCGGCGAAGCCCCGCGAAAACATCAGCGACAGCCGGACTATGCGCGCAGCTGGTGCGCTGACCGTTGTGGGTACAGCGACAGCTCTGGCACCGGCCATTGGCCCGCTCGAGCAGTTTGCAGTGTTTGTCGAGAACCACGTCTGGGTGGCTGCGCTGCTGGCTGCAGGTGTCGGTGCTTACCTCGTAGCCGTCCGCTGGGACGACTGGCGAAAGGGGAAGCGGTGACATGCTGGCTCATCTGAAAAACTACCTGATTGCAGCAGGTGCAGGCGCGTTGGCTGTCCTGTACCTGTTCGCCACACGAGGGCGTCGAGAGCGCGTCCGACGTGAATTACAAGACCACTATACGAAGGAGGGATACAGTGCGATCGAAGCTAGCCGCCTTGCTAACTCTATCAGTGATGACGCTCTGCGCAGTGAGCTGCGCCAGCGTGGATGGCTCAGAGAAGGCGACGATTGACCGCGCTGTATGCGCTTCTTGGCCGACAATCTACGGCAGCTGGGCAGATACCGACTACACGCTACGGCAAGTATTCGCCTCTAACCTAGCCCGTGAACAGTTCTGCCAACCTGACTGACACCTAACTTGCGGCCTAGTTCCGACTAGACAACCAAAGAGATCGTGACCGTCAGCTGTTTATCCAACCTTTTGCGTTCTAAAAAAAGGAGGCCAAAATGGCTAACGCAACTCCGAGCCATCTCGGTATTAAGAACGCCGCGAGTTACTCCAGCCCACAGGCTGATGAGAGCACCGTAAACAGTGCATCCTTCGCGGCAAACAACGCCCTTTTCATCCGGGTATTCTCGGGTGAAGTACAGGCACGCTTCCAAGCGCAGACCGTTCTGCGTGACAAGACCCGCGTGCGCACCATTCCAAGCGGCCGCTCGGCAGTGTTCAACGCTGTTGGCAAGACCACCGCAGCCTACCACGTGCCCGGCACTGAGATCGTCGGCAGCAACGTCAAGCAGGATGAGCGCATCATTCAGATTGACGACGTACTGCTCGCGTCTACCTTCGTGTCGAACTTTGAGGAGGCGCTGAACCACTACGATGTGCGCTCTGCTTTCTCCCGTGAGATGGGCGACGCGCTTGCGCAGACCTACGACCGCAACCTTTTCGCCACTGCTGGTGCTGAGGTTCTGTCGCCTTCGTCTGCAATCGCTGACCAAGGTGTAGCTGAGGCAATCACCCTCGATGCGACCCCAACCTTCGCAGAGCTCGTAGATCAAATCTACGTTGCCGCGAAAAAGTTGGATGAAAAGAACGTCCCAGAGAACGACCGTTACGTCTACGTCAGCCCGACCGTTTACTACGGCCTGCTCGGTGTCGACAAAGTTTTGAACCGTGACTTCGTTACCGGCAACGGCGACTTTGCTGACGGCAAGATTTTCCGCATTGCCGGCATGGGCATCATCAAGACGAACAACATGCAGGCTGACCACAGCTCCACCTCCGTGGATTTCCGGTCCAAATATGACGCCAACATGGCCAACATGCAGGCGCTCATCATGCACCCGGAAGCTCTCGGCACCGTGCAGCTCGGTTCCTTCGGCATGAGCACCGAGGCGGAATACGACATCCGTCGTCAGGGCGTACTGATGGTTTCCAAGATGGCTGTAGGTCACGGCGTGTTGAGGCCTGAGTGCATCATCGGTATTCAGACCGACGGCACCAACAACACCCTGTCCTAAGCGACACACGGCGGTGGCTCTCTCGGGGGCCACCCCACCCTCTTTTTTCCAACTAGGATGAGAACAGATGGTTGATTTTGTTACGGCGACGACGGAGCTGGAAGCTGTCAACGTAATGTTGACGAACATCGGGGAAACGCCCGTATCAAGCCTCGAGGACGAACAGGTCGTCGACGCCGCCATGGCAAAGTCAATTCTGGGCAACGTCACCCGCGAGGTGCAGACGCAGTCGTGGCACTGGAACACTGACCTGCAGCAGAAGCTGGCACGTGGTGTCGACAAACGGATCGTGCTGGCACCGAACATCATGCGTGTCGCACCCAGCGGCGCAGATGCGCAGCTCGCTGTCGTCCAGCGCGGACGCTTTCTCTACAACCGCATGAGCAACACCTACGAGTTCGACGCTGATGTCACATGTGACGTAACGATTGCCCTGCCGTTCGACGAACTGCCAGAGGTTGCACGTCGTTACTGCACGTTGCGCGCGTCGCGCATGTTCCAAGAGCGCATGATCAGCAGCGACAGACTGAGCGCAATGGACCGAGCTGATGAGTTCAAGGCGTATGCTGACCTGCTGAACGAAGAGGCAAAGGTCGGCGGCTATAACGCGCTGAACGGCAGCGTGTCTGCACAACGTATCGTGTCGCGATACGGATTTAGCGGGAGCTAAAGAATGCCACTGATCAGCGACACTATCGCGAACCTCATCGGCGGCGTCAGCCAACAGGCTGAAAACCTCCGATTCAGCAACACCGCGAACGAGCTCAAAAACGCATTTGCGTCGCCTGTCAGCGGCCTACAGAAGCGACACGCAGCGGAGTTTGTGAACGAGCTGCAGCTGTTCAACAGTACAGCCGACCTTGCGATCGGCTCGCGGGCAGCGACACACTTCATTAACAGAGATGCTGTCGAGCGCTACGCCCTTGTCGTCGACAGTGCTGGCCTCAAGGCGTTCGACGCCGACACAGGCGACGCGATCGAGGTCGAATACACTGGCGGCTCGATGCCAAGTTACCTGACAGACGACGGTGATGGCGGCACGCTGACCGACTTTGCAAATGACCTGCGTTTCATCACAGTAGCCGACACCACGTTCCTGCTAAACCGCAACGTCACTGCTTCGGGCTCAACCGGCAGCAATTTTGCGAGCTACCACAAAGCAGCGTTTCCGCAGCTTGAATATGACAGTCAGCGCGGCGGCTCAAAGGGTGGCCGCTTGGTCGACGACGACATCAAGACCAGCGGCTCGGCAGGCTACCGGACAATTTACATCAGCAGCGGCAAAAACAGCGACACAGGCGATTTCGCGCTAGGATACACCACGACGACCGGCAGCTTCATGCCGTTGGCGCGTATCGCGTCGGCTGCTTCTGCAGCTATCTCGACTGACGATGTTGCGGCAGATTTTGTTAGCGACCCTGTCGGCCATTACGCTGCTACAAACACATCGGGCGCTATCAAAACAATCAGACGCTACTCTGGTCCGCTCGATCCAGCTAATACGGCAACTCCGCGTCGGATACCCTTTGCCCGTGTCGGCGACACAACTTTTAAGTACGCACCTGATGCCTCAGTTGGGACCAGCGCACGCACCGAACTTACGCTGCAAAACTTTATGGTGAACTTGTCGGGCACCGGGGATAGCGATGCGGCCTCGCAAGAAGCCGTGTTCACTGGTCCGTACCACCTCTTTGAAGACATCAAGCAGAATGGCTCGACCATGACCTTCCGCGTTGTGCGCCCCGCTGCAAAGACCTACGCACCCGGAGATGCGGGGCAGTCAGCCACGTTCACTAATTACGTGCGCGTCAACAGTACAGGCAAATTTGAAATCAGTGACGACAACGGCTCTACTTACCGAGCGATTACTGTAAGCCACACTGATAGCACTGCAGACGTTTATTTGAACGGGCACACCAGCAGCGATTCTGAGCAGAATGGTTCTGCGTCTAGCCATGCTTGGACCACCAGCGGCGCGTTTGTTGAGTGGAATACTGCGACTGAGAATCTGGTCAAGGACATAACCAACATGATCCTCGACTTTGACAACTACACAGTAGGAGTCACCGACGAAGAGCTTCGCATCATCGTAGCGGACGGCGCAGGCTTTACCTTGACCAAGTCAGCAGCTGGTGGTGTCACTGCCTTTGAAGACCTGCCGCCGGAAGCAGCTGACGGTCGTGTGATCAGCGTCGGTGGTGTCGGTGAGGGCGACGGCACGTACTACGTCATTGGCATTGATGGTGAGTACGTCGAAACTTACGCGGTCCCCTACATAATCGACGACAGCACGATGCCGCACGTGATTAAACGCAAGTTCCGCAGTGACGGCACGCCATACTTTGAGCTCGGACAGCACCAGTACGCTGCCCGCGTGGTCGGCGACGAAGACAGCAACCGCGTACCCTCGTTCATCAATAACAAATTAAACGACATCTTTGTCTACAAGGGCAGGCTAGGCGTGCTGGCTGACGAGAACGTGGTCCTGACGGGAGCCAACGAGTTCGCGACCACAGCTAACTTTTTCCGCAAGTCCGTGATCCAACTGCTTGACGATGACCGTATCGACATCGGTATGAGCACCGGTCGTGTCGACATATTGAAGAACGCGATCTCATTTGCCGACACACTGATGGTCATGTCGGATCGTGCGCAGTTCAAGTTGGTTAGTGGCACGGCTCTGTCGCCGAACACGGTCTCGATCCAGCAGAGCACGGCGTTTGCTGTGAGCCCGACCGTGCAGCCGATCAATGCTGGCAACGTGATCTACTTCGCCCAAGACAATCTGAACTTCACGACAGTTAGAGAAATGGTAGCGGAGTACGACACCGACATTATTGAGACCAACGAAGTCACTGGACAAGCGCCCCGGTACATCCCCAGCGGCGTGTTCAGTATGGCTGTGTCGACCAAGAAAGAGCTGCTCGTCAGCGCTAGCAGTAACGAGCCGAACGCGCTGTACGTGTACAAGTACTACCGCAACGAAAGTGCGCGGCTGCAGAGCGCGTGGTCTAAGTGGACCTACAACAGCGACACACGTGTAGTCGGGTTCGAGTTTATCGACGACTACCTTGTACAGATACTGAGCGTAACGACGCCTGACTATGTTGGCTCACTGGAGCTGGCAGCTGGCGCAACTGTGCCAACGCACGGCACAACAAGTACGAGAACGTACCTTGTACGCACAAAGATCGAAGAGATCACCAGCGTGTCACCGACAAGCTTCCCGATGCTGCTCGACTTCCTCGTGCCTCGCAGCAAGTGCGTGTCGGTCACCGGACTGCGTACAGACGGCACGAACGCAGCGGTCACTGGACTACCACTTGGCACGGACAGCACGACGATCGAGCTGCCATACCGCACGACATCACAGAAAATCACAGCGCTGCGCAGCGGGTCCGACGACTACGGCACTGCGATGGTGCGTATTGCGGTGTCGAACGCTAAGCTGAACACGCTAGCCGGCGGCACGGTAGCAGAGCTGACTACACGGACAAATGCGTTCTTGGCTGCACCGTCTGCAACGACGGCTGCTGCGATCAACGCAATCCTCGATACGACAGCAAAGAACACTTACCTGACCGTCTTTGGCCGGCACGACACTGAACAGACCGACTCGCTTCGGCAGACATTCAACGTGTCTGACACGCCGGACTTCAACGTGGGCATCGAGTACCACTTTGAGTTCGACCTGAGCCCTATCTACTACAAGCCCGGTGACAGCGCTGTGGGCCGCAACGACACACGGCTGCAGCTGCGCTACGCAACGGTAACGTATGACGACAGCGCTGGGTTTGCTGTCGAGATCACGCCTGTAGGGCGCACGACAAAGCGGCTGACGTTCAACTCGCTGACCTTTGGCGACAGCGAAGACGTGCTGGGCCTGCTGTCGTTTGAGACGGGCGCGTTCCGTTTCCCGATCATGGCCAAGAACGATCGCGTCAAGATCTTGTTCCGCAATGCGCAGCCATACCCATCGACCCTGACCACGCTCGAGTGGGAAGGCTTCATCGCCCCTAAGACATTAAGAGGCTAGCCGCGTGACCATCACGATCCGCGACGCAAGCGACGACGAGGTCCGTTACGTCGCCAACAATTTACGAGAGGCAGACCGGCGTGAGGCGTGTCGTATCACAAACTCAGACGACGCTGTACGAGCAGTAGTCGATAGTGCTCGTCTTTCTCGGTTTACACTGGTCGGACTGGGTTCTGATCAGACGCCTGTCGCAGTCGCCGGGGTCGCGGGTGCTGGTACTGACAGCTACGGAATCCCTTGGCTCGTCGGCACTGACGGAATTACCCGACACCCTATGCAGTTTCTCCGCAAGGCTCGGGGTGTGCTTGACCTGATGTTCGAGCGCAGCGGGCATGACACCTTCTACAACGTCGTCGACGTCGAGAACCAAGTGCACCAGCAATGGCTGGTTTGGATCGGCGCAGAGATCGCCAGTGAACCTGTGCAGGTACCT